CACCACCTTCGCCAGCGTCTCCGCCGTCGGCCCCTCGAACAATAGTTGATCCCGCAAGATGCGCTTCATTTCATCCTGTGGACTCTGGCCGCTCAGATGCTTGATCCGCTGCAACTGATCCAGGAAAGTCTCTCGAGAGATTAACTTCTGCCCCACCAGGTTGGCCAGGCTCATCACCTCGCCCGCCTCGTCCTTCGGCAGCGACGCACTCAACTCCACCCGGTTCCGGTGATACCCGCCAATCTCTGCCGGCTTCAATCGCAGCTCCAACATCCCGCCCAGCCGGTCCTCCCCCCACACGTACCACCCATCCGCCGGCGCATACTCCTCCGTCAACTCCAGCACGATCTCGTTCAGCGCCTCGTACGCCCGCTCCCGCACCTGCTGCCTGTGCGCGATTCGCATCAGCACCGGGTTGTTGATCGCGCTCATCATCAGCCCCGACATATCCCCCTGGTAGCGGCCCATCATCGAAGCGCTGACCGTCGCGTCCTGCACCATCCGCTCCATCAACCCGATCTGCTGATCCACTGCCGGGTGCGGACCCGGTGGCATCAAGAACGACCACTGTGCTCCCTTCCGAATGTAGTTGATCGAGCCTGGGTTAAGGTTGAGCGTGAGGGTTTCGTCGTCCGTCATGATCGCCCCGTTCGCGAACGTCTCGATGATCCGCTGCTTCATCGCCAGCAACTCGTTCATCGCCGCCGACAACCCGATCGCCCCGTTTTGCCGCGTCCCCCCGGTGATCGCGAAGAGTACGCTCAGCGCCCCGTTCTCGTCGGCCAGCGGCGTCGAGATCCCCGGGTAGCGCACGAACGGCAGCCGCCCGTACCCCGGCATCCGCACCGGCTCCTTCACCATCGTGTCCTCCACGACCACACAGTTCGTCACCACCCGCCGGCGCACCGTCCGCCGCGTAGGCTGGGCCACTTCCGCTGCCTCCCCCTTGCCCTGCTCCTGCTCCTGCTCCTGCGCTTCTACCCCTGCCTCTGCCCCTGGCTCTGCCTCCACCCCCGCGCCCTCCGGGCCCACCAATTCAGCAGGTGCAGCACCCGCTCCAAGCACCTTCCTCGCTGCCGCCACCAGGCTGGCCAGCACCCCCACCGGCTTCGGCTTCTCCTGTCCCTTGTCCGCGGACACCTTCTCCGTCGTCTGCTCGACGTCCACCCGCCAGTAGTCAATGAACTCCACTTCCTCGTCCAGCCACTCCTCGATCTTCACGTCCGCCGTGCTTGGCCGTGGCAACTCCAACCTCCACTCCGCTTCGATCTCCCGCCGTGGTCGCTCCCACGAGTGCACCACCTCCAGGTCCTGACCCTGCCGTCCGGATGGGGTAGCATACACCGTCCGTGGATCCAGCGCTTGCACCACCAGCGGGAACTCATCCTCTACCGTCTCCGGGTCATAGACGCAGCGCAGCACCCCCTCGCCCAGACACGAAGCGTGCCACTCTGCCAGGTGCAGCGCATCCGACACGTGAGCCTGGTGCCACGCCCCATACAAATATTTCTCGATCTGGTCCGCCCGGTCCGTCTCGACCGCCTTGACCTCCGACGCCGGCACGCTGATCACCGGCGGCCGCGTCAGCAGCAGCGTCCGAAATGATTCGACGATGTTCCAACATACCGGTGCGCTGATCCTGCGCTCGTCCGGCTCCGGCGCATCCTGCCACATATCGAGCAGGTACAAGCGCTCCATCTCGTCCATCCGGCTGTTGCGCTCGCTCCACCTGCTCTTCAGCGCCTCGAAGCGACTGTGCACGAACTGCGATGTAATATCACCCGGCTTCAATTCCCACCTCCGACGGCAGCCAACCCCAGCTGCACCCAGTCTTGATCTGGCTGATGCAGTGGCGGCCCACCCCGAACGCTGACCCAATTCTGCACTGCGGTACCCCTCTCGAGAGCGCCCGTCTGATCTCGTGGACGTCCGCTTCCGTCAGTTTGCTGTTGCCGTGTTCACTTCCCCGAATCCGAGCCCGACGTCCCTTTCTCATACAGTCCTGCACATTGTCCGAGGGCGTTCCCAGAAAAAGATGGGCCGGATTGACACAGCCTGGATTGTCACACAAGTGGCACACGAGCATCCCTTCCGGAATCTGCTGCTCGTGGTGTAGCTCCCAGGAAAGCCGGTGAGCTTGCATCCGCGGGCTCCCGCGCCGAGAAACTTGTATCTGGCCATACCCCTCATTATTCCTGGCACCCGTCCACTCCCAGCACTCATCCGCACCGTGGATGTCCACCTTAGCCCGGAATCGCTCTGCTATACTTCCCTTCACGCTTACCCCCTCGCCGGCCGTCTCATCTTCCCCGGCGTTGGCTCTCGCTTCGCCCGCTCCACGACTCCATACTTTCCCACGATAAAGTTCCGGAGCGCGTCCATCGCGTCGTTATTCCTATCCTCTGGCTCGTCACTCGTCACATTCCCCTTGCTGTCCGTCTTCCGCTTGTACGCCTGAAACTCTCGCTGCGTCCCCAGGCATCCCACGTCGCACACGTACCGGCTCTCGTTGCTGGCCGGGTCCTTCAGGAACGTCTTCACCCGCACGATCCCGTCCACGATCCGGCCGGCGTCCACGATCTCGAACGGCACCTGCGCCAATTCCTGCCACGTCTCCTGTGTGCTGGCCGCCGCCTGGTGCTGGCGTGTCTCGTGACCACCCCATACCTTCGTTACCTTCGGCCACCACTCCCGCTGCTTGCACATCTCCACAACGTCGTGGTGCGTGCGGTGCTGCTCGTACACTTCATCAATCTGCCGCAGCACTGCCCGCCCGTCCGCGTCGATGGCCACCTGCAACGCGAGCACCGCGTAGTGGCTAGGGAAGTACCCGGCGTCCACCGCCAGCTCCACCGGCGACTCAGCATCGAACGCCACCGGCGCCACGTGGACCGCGTACTCGAACTCTGGATAAATCCGCGCCGGGCTGGGCCTCAACTCCGCTGCCACCAGGCGGGCAAACTCATCGTCCGGATAGATTCGCTTCAGCCGCAGAATCTCGGGATCCTCACGCCCGCCCGGGTAGACCTGCAGGTTGTCCCACGCCGGGAACGAGAACCGCTCCCCCTCGAACACATTCGGACCGGCGAATGCCTGGTACAAATCAGCGTACCAGCCGAACGTATCCCACAGCGTCCCCACTGGGATCACCACCCCGCGCACTTCCGCCACCCGGCCCGTCGCTGCCAGGAACGCATCGTAGCGGATGCGCCCTGCCTCTGCCAGCACCACCACGTCGAATGGCTGCCCGCGCCCGGTCAACTCCTCCGGACCCTCATGCAGGGAGATCGTCTCAATCTCCACCCCGCCCCGCATCGTGGCCTGCCACTTCCCCTGCTGCGGTGTGCTGCTCCTCTCCAGTCCACCCAGCGCGCGCAACCCATTGATAATGTACCGCATCTCCGGCCAGCATTCGTCGTACTCCTGCGCGGCGATGGCCACCCGCCGGCACCAGGGCAACCGCGCCACCACCTCACGTGCAACCCACAGACTCTTGCCCGATCTCTCGGCTCCTGCTACCAGCGGCACCCGCGCCTGGCTACGATGCGCCCTCTCCTGCAGCGGGTACGGGTGATACCCCAACCTCCGAAAAATCGCCGCCTTCTGCGTCCACGTCGGCCACCTGCTCATCGTCCCCCAATCCCCGCAGTTCCTCCAGCATCGTGTGCCACTCCGCCTCCGCCCCGCCGGCACTCTTGACCGCCGTTTCAATGTCCGCCCGATCCAGCACCGCCTCGGCTGCCCGTAGCCCACGCCCGCGCTCTCCGGACCGTATCTTGCTCAGCGCCTGCAGCGCCCGCAACTGCACCGCCCCTTCCGCCACCCGGGCCAGCAAGCGCAGCGAGCGCTCCTCGAACGTGCACTCCTCATCCGGCCCATCCGCATCGAGCGAGCGCAATCCGTGGACGATCTCCTGCTCCAGCACCCTGGCTGCCAACGGCGTCGTCCGTCTCAGCGTGGCTGCCGCCTCGTCCACCGCCGTCTTCAGCCTGGCCGCGTCGTACTCCCGGCGCGCCTGCTCCAGCGCATCCCGGAACGCTGCATTGTGATACCAGCCCCGGCTCGGCTTGTAGTACGTGGACCAGCAGCAAATCCGGTCTGGACCGCGAAGCAGAGCGCGCATCGTGCTGCCATCCGCCAGCGCCCTCACCAGCCGGGGGATCGCCTCGCGTTGCCTGGCCGTCA